TAGATTGGTTGAGATATACATTTCAGTGATTAAGAGTATGGCGATTAAATACGGTGTAGATATTAGCCAATTTGAAATTTAAACAAACATCTTAATAGGAGGAAAACAAATGCAAGACTTAAAAAAGATTCATGAAATAGCAGTAAAAATCATCGAACTAGCAGAAAAAGAAAAATGGAGCGAAGAGGAATTACTAACGACAATAGACCTCTTACATCTCCAAAATAAAAACTATTTACCAGAGTTACCTAGTTTAGATACTACGTTATAGAAATGTTGATACATTTTTTCTGTGTTTTCAGCAGTGGTATGCGAATGATGTGTATTATTACTACTCGCTCGCACATTTAAATGTTCTAAGTAACTTTTAGTTAATTCTAAAGCTATTTCTTTATCAGACATACTTATCACCTCCTTAGGTTGATAACAACATTATACACGAAAGGAGCATAAATATTATGCAAGCATTACAAACATTTTGTTTCCAATAAAAAAACACATGCTTTGTCGTGGAAAGCATGTGCTACGGAAATTTTGTTTGATTCTAGTCGCCACGACTAACAGCTCAAGTTTTGCTGGTATCGTCCCCAGCCCTGTAATGAGCTTAGGTGTTCAATCAAAGTCTAGCGTCCTATAAGTTACTACCTTACAGTACGCATACCTTTTTAACGCCTCAGTTGGCGATGGAGCACAACAAACGATGCTCTGAATTTAGATTTACTTATCTATAGAACCACAGGGTGATTTAAAACCTCGCATAAGCAAGGCCATCACCTCCCAGTTTATGTGGGGTTGAGATAAGTATATAACGAAATTCCGTTACAAGCAATAAGGAGTGTTAAGATGCTGAACTTAAAAGAATTGAGAGAAGAAAAGGGGATAACACGCTATCAACTAGCGAAGCTAACAGAATTACAAAACTCGACAATTCGATCTATCGAAACAGAAGTTAAAAACCCCGGTTTCCTCACAGTAAAAAAAATATGCGATGCACTACAAATTGATATCGCTAATGTAAAGGAGAAATAAAATGCAAGCATTACAAACAAAATCGAACATCGGAGAAATGTTCAACATACAAGAAAAAGAAAATGGAGAAATCGCAATAAGTGGTCGAGAACTTCATCAAGCATTAGAAGTTAAGACGGCATATAAAGATTGGTTTCCAAGAATGCTTAAATACGGATTTGAAGAAAATACAGATTACACAGCTATCGCTCAAAAAAGAGCAACAGCTCAAGGCAATATGACTCACTATATTGACCACGCACTAACACTAGACACTGCAAAAGAAATCGCAATGATTCAACGTAGTGAACCCGGTAAACGTGCAAGACAATATTTCATCCAAGTTGAAAAAGCATGGAACAGCCCAGAAATGATTATGCAACGTGCTTTAAAAATTGCTAACAACACAATCAATCAATTAGAAACAAAGATTGAACGTGATAAACCAAAAATTGTATTTGCAGATGCAGTAGCTACTACTAAGACATCAATTTTAGTTGGAGAGTTAGCAAAGATCATTAAACAAAACGGTATAAACATCGGGCAACGCAGATTGTTTGAGTGGTTACGTCAAAACGGATTCCTTATTAAACGCAAGGGTGTGGATTATAACATGCCTACACAGTATTCAATGGAACGTGAGTTATTCGAAATTAAAGAAACATCAATCACACATTCGGACGGTCACACATCAATTAGTAAGACGCCAAAAGTAACAGGCAAAGGACAACAATACTTTGTTAATAAGTTTTTAGGAGAAAAACAAACATCTTAATAGGAGGAACGAACAATGCAAGCTCAAAACAAAAAAGTCATCTATTACTACTATGACGAAGAATGTAATAGACGACCCGTTAATATTCAATACAACGATGGCTACGACTTAATGATAGACCAGCGTTTTATTGAAATGACGCTTGAAAGACATCCGCATTTAAAAAATAACTTTTATGGATTAATAGATGGAAAAGAATTTAAGTTAGATTAAATTTTTGTGTTAGATAATTAAAAGCTAATTTGCTTAGCAATGTTACGGACATACTAGTGGTTTTGTTTGCGACTTTTTTAACTTCTTTCCAAGTGTGATTGTCTCGGATATTATCTAAAAATTCATGCCCTGACCAAGTTATATCGTTAATTGTATAACCATAAATATGTCCATCTTCCCAACCGAATTTAACACTAACATACTTTGCTTCTTCCAGTTTTAATAATGCATACATTACAGTTTCAAAATCATATTTTCCAAATACAACATTATCTTTGAAATTGTATTCGGTGAGCGGTTCACCAATCTTTTTATTAGTTTCAATTTCTAACAAAAGATGTCTAACACAATCATGATCTAATTTCATACTTATCACTACCTTAGGTTGATAACAACATTATACACGAAAGGAAAGATAGAAATGCCACATATTTTAAACGTAACAGTTCCAATACCTGAAACACACGTGCTTATCACAAAAGATGAATATGAAGAGTTAATAGCTTACTCATTAGACCCTGTATGGAACATGAGCGACTTAAAGAAGAAATTAAAAATTGCATCTGATGAAACAATCAAAGACAGGTTATTATTTCACCCTAGACTCGAAAAAGAGTTAAGAGCACAAGGTATCGTACATTATCCTGATGAGAATTTTAATCGTTGGAGGTTTAACGCAAGAAGGATGCATAAGTTTGTAGATGAACATTTTAATGAGATTTACAAAGGAGGGCACAACAAATGAGTAAAACTTATAAAAGCTACCTAGTAGCAGTACTATGCTTCACAGTCTTAGCGATTGTACTTATGCCGTTTCTATACTTCACTACAGCATGGTCAATTGCAGGATTCGCAAGTATCGCAACATTCATATTCTATAAGGAATACTTTTATGAAGAATAAAAAAACTGCTACTTGCGCCAACAAGTAACAGTAACAAACATTTAAGAAATAAAATTCAAGTTAAATATAAAACGAAAAACGGAGGAAGTCAACCATGACTAAAAATTATAAAGACATGACGCAGGAAGAAATAAAAGACTTATTATCTGAAAAAACGGCAGAATTGTATGAATTAGCGAAAGAAATTAAGGGAGAAAGTAAATTTGATATTTTGCTTTTCTCATCAATAGGAGTTATCGACGGAGATTATTTAGCAGGTTCAAGTTCTGTGATTGGTCATACTTTTGATCTTGCTTACTTATTGGATAGCACTAAGAGTTATAAAGATATTGTCAATGTTCTCCAAATGTGTAAATCACAAAAAATTCTCGGTATAGATGACGACAAGGAGGACTAAAACAATGTATTACAAAACGGGTGACGTATGTCGAAAAATATTTAATGTAGATGGCTTTGATTTTCAATTAAGAGTTAAGAAGCGAGCATATAGTGTCGAAATAGTCGTTTTAGATCATGAAGGAAATTCAATTGACGGGCTACTAGTTTCTGACGAGAACGATCTATACACAGCTTTAGATATTTTGAAACAAAGTATTTATGAATGGATTGAAAATAACACAGATGAACAGGACAGACTAATTAACTTAGTCATGAAATGGTAGGTATAAGCATGAGAGATACAGAAAGAAATATATTGAATATTTTTAAGACGTTATTCGACGAATATACTTTGTCAAACCAACGAGCATTATTGGAAATTGAACGTAATCATCACGGATACTTATCGATTAATTTCTTGCACTATCACGACAGTTACAAAACAAACAATAAGCTTGTGCAGATACATGAAATCAATCCAGACAGCCATGAACGAATAAAAAATTTAATTATCGAGGTGCTAAGAGGTCATCGGAAGATTAAAAAAGGAGCATGAGGAAAGATATGAAAATAAATAAGTTAACTATATCGAACTTTGCTGGAATCAAAGAAGAAAAATTTAACTTTGACGGTAAAGATGCAAAAATATACGGCAATAATGCGACTGGTAAGACTACAACAGCAACCGCATTACAATGGCTGCTTTTCGATAAAGGTTTGGACGGATCAACCAAATCATTTAACCCTGTACCTTTAAACGAAAAAAACGCAGAAAATTATGAGTTAATTCCGACTGTTTTCGCAGAATTTGAAATCGACGGAAAAATTACGACTTTTAAAAAAGAGTCACATCCTAA